ACCGCAGACAAAAAAAACTACACCCCCCCCCCCCCCCCCCCCCCCAAGAGGGGGGGGGAGCCCAAACGAGCAGGGGTTTCTTGACAAGATATGCCATATACACCGTGCAACGCAGCCATATAATGGTGAGTCGAAGACTATCGAGGCGGTGTTCGGTCGATTCCAACAACAAGTGCTGCATAAGGATTGGCGTTTCACAGGTCAGAACATTACAGCCAAGAAGATGTCGAGCCGTCCGAATCTTGAATTTATTGAGGAGAATAAAGACTCACTCTATACGCTTGAGGAACTGAAAGATGCTTACGCAAAGGCTACAAAGGAGTGGAACGAGATGACGCACCCTGCATACGGCAAGAGTCGTCAGGAAGCCTACGACAATAGCGTGAATGAGGAGACTCAGCAGGTTACTGCACACGATATGGTGGATATGTTCTGGGTAACGGCTAAGCGTATGAGTACCTTCACCGACCAAGGTATCAGCGTTACTATTAAGAAAGAGAAGCGACAATATGAGGTGATGAGCGAGCCGGGCGTACCAGACCACGAATGGCGCAGGCAGCACACTTACGAGCGGTTTGTTGTTAAGTATGATCCTTACGACTTCGGAAGCGTTCGACTCTATAAGAAAGAAGCTGACGGCAGTCTGCGGTTTGAACGAGTAGCAGAACCTTATGTTGTTATCCATCGTGCGATACAAGAGCAGACAGAAGGCGAGGCTGCATTCATCAGACAGGAACAGGCAGCGAATACCACAGACCGCATTGAGCGAACAGTTGCTGGACGTGAGATTGAAAAGGCTCACGGCGTAATGCCAGAGCAGCACGGATTGCGTAGTCCAAAGCCTAAGGGAATGACAGCTGCTGAACGCCGACAGATTGAACGTCGTACAGGCATCTATAGCAAGTCTCCAGAAGAGTATAAGATAGGACGGAAGACAAAGCAAGTTAGCCTTGAAGACTGGGCAGAGGTTGAGACGGCTGTGGTTGATATGGCAGCAACGGCAGGAAAACTATAAAGAAACCGATGATAAGTCATTCACTTACGCATCAAAAGTGGGTCACTTATGCACTGAAAGTGACAAGGTAATTATAAGCAGCGAGGCATTGCCTCACTGAACAAGAACAATTAATAAAAGAACAACAATATGAAACTAACAAAGAACGAAAAAGAACAGATACAGGAGAGCTTGAAACAATATGTCAGCAAGTATCCAAGTCAGAACAAAGCTGCGCAGAGCCTTACAGGAACAAGTAGCGCAACAGTGAGTAGTATCTTGCAGGGTAAATGGGAAAATATATCTGATGATATGTGGCGCAACCTTGCATCGCAGTTGGGAACTACTACTGGTGCAGACTGGCAAGTAGTTGAAACGAAAGCCTATCAAGAGATGGTATTCGCAATGAACGATGCTCAAACAGTCAAGAACGTTACGTGGGTAGTTGGTGAAGCAGGTTGCGGAAAGACAACCACAGCTAAACTATATGCCAGCGAGCATAACGAGGTCTTCTATGTCCTCTGCTCTGAAGATATGAAGAAAAGCGACTTCATTCGTGAGATTGCACGCCGTATCGGTCAGAAGACAGAAGGCTACAGCATCAGAGAGTTGCTCGACCGCATCATTGACGATCTCATTCAGATGAAAGCACCGCTGCTTCTTTTTGACGAGGCGGACAAGTTGCCAGAGCGTGTTTTTCATTACTTCATCGACTTGTACAATAGATTAGAGGATAAGTGTGGTATCGTCTTCTTCTCTACAAGCTATATCAAGCGTCGTATGACAATGGGGCTGCGTTACAACAAGTGTGGATACAACGAGATACATTCACGTATCGGTCGCAAATTCTTTGAGCTTGAACGTACAGGTGCTCACGATGTCTATGCCGTCTGTGTTGCGAATGGCATAACTGACAAGGCACACATATCAGAAGTGGTGAGAGATTCAGAAGAATTTGAGTTTGACCTAAGACGTGTGAAGAAGAGTATTCATAGAGTGAAGTTAATGGCTAAAGCCTCTCCCAGCCCCTCCGAAGGGAAGGGAGCTCAAACAGTGGTAAAACAGTGTTTGAGTACCAAACAAAATTCAAACCATAAAGCTAAAGGTAATGAATAGAGCAATGTCAGTAACCGATATGCTGCGCATGAAGAAAGAAATCTATCCATTTGAAGGAGACTGGGCGGAGGCCTTCGGAGCACCAGAACGAGGCGGTGTATGGTTCATCTGGGGACGAAGCGGAAGCGGTAAGACCAGCTTTACGATGAAGCTCTGTAAAGAGTTAGCCAAGTATGGAAGGGTTGCTTATAACTCCTTAGAGGAGGGATTCTCACTAACAATGAAGAATGCAATTATGAAAGCAGGTATGCAAGATGTTGCACGGCGGTTTATCCTCATCAGTGAGAGCATGGAAGATCTTGATGCACGTCTTAAGAAGCGCAAAAGCCCCGACATAGTGGTCATCGATAGTTTCCAGTACACACAGATGAGCTTTAAGGAGTATCAGGAATTCAAGGCTCGACATCGTGATAAGCTGCTCATTTTTATCAGTCAGGCAGACGGCAACAAGCCTTCAGGTCGCACGGCAGTGAGTGTTATGTTTGATGCAGCACTGAAGATATGGGTGGAAGGTTACAGAGCAATCAGTAAGGGACGCTATTTTGGCAACCTTGGCTACTACACGATATGGAAAGAGCGAGCAGATATATACTGGGGCGAAACAAAAGAGTAAAGGCTATGGCAAACAGGCGAGACAACCTATTGTACAAGCTACGAAAGAAAGGAGTGAGAGTACTTACACGAGAACGCACAATCTTCTACGCTTTTGATAGAGAGCCGTTCGATGTAGTACAGGTGAAACGGCTTTGCAGGGAGTATCATTTTAATGTTCAATTAGAGTTACAATAAAACTATGAGTAAGGAGAAACGATTTATAGAGATTAGTCCTGGATTGATGAGTCCAGGTGGTAAGATGACAGATCAAGTCGAGAGTCAAGGACACATTTGCCCCTATTGTCAAGGGAACGGATACCATTGGCAGGAAGACAACTGGCAAGAGCGGTTCAAGCAAGAGTGCCCAATCTGTAGAGGCAGCGGACGGCTTGATGCAGTGATTAATGTTGAGTGGAAAGCTTCAAAAGAGTAGTTATGGAAATGTTAAGATACAAGTCAGTATGTCCGAACGACAAACCGATGTGGCTGCAAAAGCTACAGATGACCATCAGTAACACTTACTCTTTGCGAGGAATAGAAGATACTGAAGAGGAGTGGAAACAGTTGAAAGACTTTGTAGACTGGTTTATTTCTAAGTTGTATGTTCGCAAAGACATAGCAGTGAAAAGCGATATAAGCACCTACCTTATGAGAGAAGATGGTCAGACCCAACTGCTTATCAAACGAAACGGAAAATTAATTCAAATATATTATATCAGTAAGTAAACGAGTAGACGAGTGAATGAGTAAACAAGTTATCAGTACGATTACAAATCAACTTGTAAACCCGTAAACTTGTCAACTAAAACAAAAAAGATTATGGCAACATTTTTAGACAAACTCAAGAAGAGATTGCAAACATGGCATGAGGAACGTGCCGACAGAATGCAGAACAAACGACAGGCACGGCTCGATGCAGAGGCACGTGAAGCCGTACAAGTAATGGAATTTAATGGTGAGCTATATGTGAGTGTACACGGCATACCTTTGTTCGGTCAAAGTGACCTTAGCGATGATCTCACAGAGGCTGTAGCTTCTGGTCGTAAAGCGTATAAAGACTGGAAGGAGGAAAAGCTATGGGAGCGCACAGGAACTACGCAAGGTTTTATACCCTGCTAAAAAAGATGCCTGGTGCTGACAAGGAAACGCTGGTCTATCAGTTCACACAAAACAGAACAGTACACCTTCATCAGATGTCAGCAAAAGAGTATGATGCTATGTGTAGACAGATGGAGGATATTACAGGATATGACGAGCGAAGACGTAAGCAATACGATATCCTACGCAAGGCACGTAGCGGAGTTCTTCACCAGTTGCAGATATACGGCATAGATACGACAGACTGGAACCGTGTGGATGCCTTTTGTAAAGACCCACGTATAGCAGGAAAAACATTTAGAGCGTTGACAGCGGATGATCTCAATGCTTTGAATACAAAAATAAGAATGATCATCCGAAAACAAAAAACAGAATAATATGGTAAACATTAAGAATCTAAGTAAGGAAGAGCGTGCGAAGCTACTTGCCGAATTGCAGAACGAAGAGAAGCAGAGTCGCATTGAACGCCGTGAGACCTACGAGGGGCTGCGTGCTGAGATGATGCACGATGTGTGGCAACGCTTAACACGTATCGTGACTGACGTGCGTGGATTCCACGACTGGTTACAGGGTGAAGTAGAGAGCTTCGTAAGTGTGATGCGTGATTATGGTCAGGTTCGCAAGAACGACCAGCGAAGCTACACGATTACTGACAGCGATTTTCGTCTTGAAATCTCAAGTAATAAGGTGAAAGGCTTCGACGAGCGTGCAGATCTTGCTGCAGAGCGTCTAATCGACTATCTCAAGCGTTATATGAAGCAAAGCGAGAAAGGTTCGGACGATCCAATGTATCAGATGGCAATGACGCTGCTTGAACGTAATAAGGCTGGAGACCTCGACTACAAGAGCATCTCTAAGCTGTATGAGTTGGAGGATAAGTTCGATAGTGAGTATTCAGAGATTATGACGCTTTTCAAGGAGGCGAATGTGGTTCAGAAGAACGCTATCAACTACTACTTCTATCAGAAGAATCCAAAGACCAATGTTTGGGAACGCGTAGAACCAAGCTTCTGTAGGTTGTAACAGACAAAAATCATTAACTAACTCCTGTTTAAGAATAAAACCGCCCATTAGTGTGTACGAACACACATTTGGGCGGTTTTTATTTGTAATAAGCAGATAAAAAGGTGTAAAGACTTGCAAATAAGATGATTATTTGTTAATTTTGCAGATATGAGTAAAGGAAGAGATAGTAAATTGATAGAAGCACGCAACAGAAGGTTATTTGAGCGTTACTTCTACTGGACGGAGGAACGACGCCTCCGTTTCGATGATACTATCCGCATACTTTCCAATGAAGAGTTTTATCTGTCTGAAAGCCGTGTGCTGCATATCATTCGTGATATGATTAAACGTGGCGAAACAGTAGATGGTAAGCAGATGAAAGCACCGCTCTTTACAGGCTTTCGTGTTACACCTTCACACCCATCTTCACGCGTAAAGAAGGTTTCTGAACCGTCCTTGTTTCCTTAACCATTTCTGACACTGTACACTCGTATATCATTTCATGCACTTTTATTCCGTGCTTCCAAGTAAAGAACTTGGAAGACTTGCGTATCAAAGGAGCATCAGTGCCAAGACAGGTTCCCTGTAGTAGCTGGTGCAACTGGTGTCGCATTTCATTACGCTCTCTGACAGCCTGCGTAGTTCCACTCGTTGCGTGAGTATCATCATAGCAGTCTATGATCAGACGGATGCGAAGCCTACAAGTTCCTTTCTGTGCAAGCTGCCCTATATCGCTCCATTCTGTCTGCGCTTCTTCTATGAGTACTGCAGGGAACGTTAGCGGATACATATCAGTATTCTCGTCCTCTATATTTTCAAGTTGTCCGTAGTCTTCGTCAATGACGGAAAGCGACGGCATTTTCTCTTTAAGAAAGTCTATCAGTTGGCAGAGTGTCTGTTCCATATTTATGTTCTACTTACAAGTTCTTTAATTTTCTCTAAGCTCTCATCAAGCATCTTGTTAATCTTTGCTGTCAGCTCACGGCTATCACCAATGAACTGACGGCGTGGAATGCGTGCAGTGATATTAAGCTTTGTCTTTTTCGTGAGTGCGAGAGCCTTCCACATCTTAGCTCCAGAAGGTAAGTCTTTTGGAAGTTTCCCTTTGCCTTTCACGCCTGATAGTGCATACACCTTAGCCCATGCCATACGCCGCATACGTTTTGTAATAGTTGGATGCGTATTGATAGTACCACCTTCATTGTGAACAGCTGCATAAGGCACAGGATTGGATATTGTAACTTGCCCAGGTGATGTTTCACTCTGTATTGAACGCATAAGATGGTTGCGTCGAGAGGTAAGAGGAGAGTACTTTGCATCCTTCGTGTTACCGTCCTGTCGTTTCGTACGTTTCCATTGGTGAACTCCTCCATCCGTGAAGCCACTATCTCGGAAGTTCTGCTTGAAGTGGTTTGCAGCCACGACACCAACCTTTCGAGGAAGTCTATCCGTCACCTCCTTTTGTATCTCGTCTTTGACACGTGAGATACGCCTTTCTATTTCTTTTGCATCCATAATATAATTTTCCTCGTTTTTTATTTTGTGGAATGAAAATAAATATCTACATTTGTGGTGTGGAGGGAGCGTTTAATCCCTATTAGGACACGTCCTCCATTCCAGCCAGAGTGTTTACTCTGGTTTTTTTATTAGCAATATTCCCTTATTATTGAGACAATATATCACTTTAAACTTTCGATATTGTGAAGTTCCTCTCAATCCATAAAATTTATTATATCCTTCTTCAAAGATGGAATAATTAAAATTATCATTTGGGAATAGCAATACTGCGACTTCTGTATTAGGCTTCGATGCACAATGTTTCAAAGCTTGTCTAATGTTATTTGAAGTACCCGTTTCTGCACCAGCAATTTCAAACAACATATTATCCCAAGTTCCTTCTGTATTCTTCTTAAATAATACAGTATGATCCTCCTTTTCCAAAACTACTTTATGCCCATTCTGAAAGCCAACCTCTTGAACAGTTGTCTCATACCATCCTTTTTTCTTATCAAAGCTATGTTCAACATGTGTCGCTTTAAGTCCAGAACTCTTGGCATCAAACTCCACATCTTTGTATAAAGGGTTATCTTTATATTCAAGATATTCATTTCGTCTCTGTTCTCTTTGTTCAGATGGAATAGCAGCATCTACATAAGGACAATTATAACAATCCTTCTTCCTATTCATGAAGAGGGTCGTAATCCGCCCTTTTATGCCTGGCTTATAAAAAGAACATTGACTACACTTATCAGGGAAATACGGATGAGTGTCGTTGAATATATGCCCATCTTTACCAGGGTTGTTTTCAAGTCCTTTTTGTGGCAGAGGAGCATCCATATCTGCAGGACGATTTACAGGATCATCAGTAGCTTCAAGCGAGCACTTGCAGTTCCATCGGTCGCCAAGGTGGTGCGTGTTCCAAAAAGGATCATCAATAGGCAGGGTAAGCTTTGCCATCCAATAGTTACGATGACTCCCTTCAGGACTTGGTGAAGTCGTCGGCATCCATCGTAGGTTAGGCAGGATTTCCTTGTTACGTTCAAACTCACGCCAGTCTGCAGCGTTGTGCGCACGGATAACAGCAGTATCATACTCTGTACGAAGCCACGCACCGACGTGATGCGAGGTGATTCCCTTTACATCGTCAGCCCATTGACGGAAGGGTTTCAGTTTACCGTCACTGTCCAGCAATTTATTTGCGACCTCTCCAGCCAGCGAATGTACTTTGAACGCAGCAAAAACCTCATTAGAATGGCGCAAGGCACGATAAAACTCCTCATCGTGTGTACTTGTAGCAGTGCTCTGTGAAAGTCCCTCCACAGTCGCCTCGTTGATAACTTTAACAACAGCCGACCATAATCCGGGATCAATGCCTTCAGCTAATTCAGGCTTGTTATGGATTCTCTGTAGAAAAGCCTGCACAACATTAAATGAGATAGCTGGGCTTTCGTTGTGGAAATGACTATGCCCAGAGCAAGAGCAATGTTCACCATAATAGAGCGTATCAATCAGAAGTGCGCCCCTTTGTCTGGGGCGAGTCCGAAAAAACTTTTCAAATGCTGTTTGAACGCTGTTTTATCAGTGTTTTTGTCTTGCTTCTTTTTGTCATCATCATTAACCTGTAAACCAAGTTGCTCTCTGAATGCAACCTTTGCAGCCTCTTTCTCCTCCTTGAGCTGTTTGTAGTTGTCAGGCTTAGCAACGCAGAATGTTTCATAGAGGTAGTCGTCATCAATCGGAAGACCCATTGACGAGAGCTTCTGAACGATGTCTATTTGCTGAGCAGGGTTAATCTTGTCTTTTTTTGCATAGACGAACTCGCCACCTTCCACATTGAAGCCCAGCGAGGCGAAAATAGGTCGCATATCATAATTGAGAATATCAAGAATGAAATCACGATCATCAGAGTTCATCTCGTCCTCTTCCTCCTTGTGCACAGAACCGAGAGCCTGCGTACCAGTTGACTTAGCGTCTGTGGTGAGCGTGTTTCCCAGCACACGTATAGACATCTTTGAGTCCCAGTACTCAGCAAAAGTTCTATAAAGGTCGCTGGAACCAGTTTTATTACCAGCCTCTACAAGTTTCAGTTCACTTTCTTTTGGATGGATGTATGCAGCGTTTGCACCCTGTCGACGTGCATCAGCAATGACACGACGGCGTGCTTCCTCATCTCCTGCATCGTAAGTGTACTCACGAACAGGCATACCGAATATATTACAGAACTGTGCCCAGTCAGACATATCTCCACGCTTGTAGAGTACAGCAGGCAGAAGTTCTGCATAAATACCAAGGTCACGTTCGCTCCCAACGAAAAGCATATCAGGGAAGTCATCAATAGGCACGCCATCCATTGAACCTTGATACTTGAGCAGCTTACGATGTATAGGGTCATAGTGCTTGCGATTGATAAGGTCATAACGGATATTACCTTCCTCATTGAGATAGAACTGTACGAGTGTGAAACCCCAGAACTCTGACATAACAAGGTCTTTCCTCAGCTGTTTGAACCAGGGTGATTTTATCTGATTGTTGATTGCATCATCAGGTACACCATTTCTTCTAAACTCAATAGGAATCTTCGTTACGTCTCGCATACGTTTTGCAATGACTCCAGACAGGTGAAGGTCAAGAGAAGCACTGTCATACATATCGTACAGACGTGCTCTATTGGAGAAGTCTATTCCCCTTGCAGCCTTAACAGATTGCATATACGCATTCATGTCAAACATGAATATCTCAGGCATCTGTAGCACGATGTCTGGCTGTCTCATTCCTTGAGGAACGAGTATTCCACCTTGTATTATTTTGCCTTGCTTAGGGCTGTTTTTCTTTTTTCTGTTCATAGCAATGTTGGTCTTAAGCCGTCAGCTTGTATTTGCCAACGACTATTGTTCTTAAGTTCATCTTCAGGCATCAATGGAGCACCGTCAATCGTTACGTCTCCTCCCATTACGCCTTTCAGCCATTCTATAGCACGCTCATATCTATCCTGGCGTATCTTCGCAATCTTATAAGGGTTGTGCTGTGTGAAGATATGATAGATAGCGATGTCAAGCGCAAACATAAGAATGAGTGGGTGTCTATCTTCCCCTCTTGCGGAAAAGATGGCGTTACAATCATAAATCTTATTCAGATACCCCCTCATCTCACTTACCGCTCTATCCTCACATATCTCAACTATCTGAGGATCATAAGTTGGACTTTCTTTACGCAGCAGCGCATCAAGTATCTCGCGGTGAATACTTGCATCGTAGTCTTCTATATTGATAAAGTTATTCATAATCACATCTTATAAGGATTTTGCTCATCCATTGTATGAAAACTGATAGTTATAGTGGGTTCAACCTCTGCCATCTTCTCATCTAACATTGTGATTCCACCTTCAAGAGAGTCAGGTCCATCAGCAGGGTATGGCAAGTTAAGTTCAAAAAGTGTGCACTGGTTGATAAGCTCCTGCATCATAGGGTTGTCTTTTTCCTCTTCATTGAATACCCATTGACAATTTCGATCAATCGGTTCAAGGTTGGCTTCGATACGTGTTGCCTTATCAGCTTTCTTTCGTCCATCGCTACGTATAAAAAGAGTTGTTTTTCGTCGCTGCTGCTCCTCACGTAGTAGCGGCTTGAACACCTGTTCGTAGAAAGGGTCTTGCAGTTTATTGTTCTCTATGTACCAATATACAGGAACCTTGCTTCCTACGTATTTATCAAGTTCAAAGTACCAGCCAATGAAGTTCGCATTTGTCTCGTGAGCCAAAAAACCTTTTATAATGTAGTAGATACCTTTATACTTGCCAATTAGCCAAAGAGACTTTGTTGACGACGCTTTCTTTTTACTGTCAGAATACGCAGGGTCTCCATATCCGATAAGGAACTTAAACTTAGACAAAGCAGGGACTTTCCCAAAAGGAAGATTACGGAAGATCTTACCTTCCGAAACAGGGTTATTGAAGTACTCTGCTTGTACGGCTCTTGCAGATATTCCTGCGAGAACAGTATCAATCTGCTCTTCTGTGTTCTTGACAGGCCAAGTAGACTTTCCGTTCTTGTCACGTATGTTTACAATATCCCAGTTTTTTGCTATTGCTCCAGCACGTGCAATACAGCAGTCTTTTGCAATGATATTACCACACCAAAGTATCAGAGTCGGCTCAGAGATAGAACGTGTTGGATAGAGTGCACCTTCAAACCAATCCCACTTCTTTTTAAGAGTTTCGGGGTTACGACAATCCTCATCAGTGTCATAGTCATCAAGATAGATGACATCAGGGCGAACAGCTTCATTTCTTGCACCACGTGGAGCACTACCAGCACCAAGTGCAACAAACTTAGCACCACAGCGACATGTGAAGTCTGTTTCTGTCCATTGCCCTACAAGCTGTTGAATGCCATAAAATTGCTTAATACGTGGATTGTTCTCAAAATTAAGTCTGAAAGGTGTAAGTAAACGTGTTGCTGAAGTTATAGTTGCCGAAGCTAACACAATGAACCTTTTACGCCCAGTGAGCGCAAGATACATCAAGACAAACATAGATACAGTAGACTTTGCCAGCTCACGACTCCACGAAAGCACTTCGTACCATTCATCGTGTTCTATAATACGACGAATAGCACGCACGTGAAAAGGTGCAAATTCATATTTAGCATACTTGGGAAAGAAATACTGAATCCATTTAATAGGGTCTTGTTCCAGTTCCTTTCGTCTGCGTTCAATATCACGTCTTGACAGCCCATTCTCAACAGGCATGTCAGAGGTGAATGATTTATGGAACTCTTCCCAGTTCCTTAATGCAATTCTTTCTTCCTGTGTCATTTCGCCTTTGCCATTTGATCCTTGATAAACGCATCAAAGAGGTTGTTAAACTGCTTAGCTGCATCAATATCAAGAGGACGTAGCCAAGACAGAAAGCGCATAGCGACACTGATGCAGTCTGCAACGCCAACATTACTTTCTAACTTTTTGACAGCACCAGCGAGCTTAGCAAGCGCGTCGGCCTCCTGTGCTGTAGCAAACCTCTTACCTTCTTCACGATTTTGAATATTGTTGTTGATTTCAACAATCTGTCGCTGGAACTGTGCTATAATCTGATCAGGTGTAATTGTAAATGAAGCTTTCAGTTCCTCCCAACCTCCTTCACGCACCCAGCGAGAGACAGTCTGCCTTGTCGTTCCGACTTTTGCAGCTATCTCCTCTTGTGTGCAACTTCCCTCCATATAGAGAGACTTTGCAATGCCTTTTTTGTCTATATTCGTCTTTGTCATATTGCCTAAATCTTTTGCAAATATCTTATATTTTATGGACTTTTTGAAATCCATTATTTATAACAGCACTGTCTGTTTGCACCATAAAATCAGCTATTTGTGCTATGAATTTACGATTTTGTCACTCCCAGAAAAAACATGATATTTGCATCAAAAATTGAAATAATGAGTTCAAACTTTTTCAACATTATACCTGGTAATGGAACCGTAGCTATCCTCTTATATGGAGAGGTCGGTAATGGTCAGCCTGTGGACAGTGGACGAGTAGTCAGTGAGCTACTTGCCTTGCAAAGTCAGTATGATAAGATTGATGTACGCATCAATAGCAATGGTGGTGATGTCTTTAGTGGAATAGCTATTTACAATGCTCTTCGCACTTCAACGGCAGACATTAATATATATGTTGATGGTGTTGCTGCCAGCATTGCCGCTATTATTGCTCTCTGTGGTAAACCACTCTACATGAGTCCGTACGCTAAGCTTATGCTTCATAGCGTAAGTGGAGGTACGTGTGGCAATGCTTCAGACCTGCGCAGAATGGCTACAGTAATGGAGGAACTGGAACATAACCTTGCAGGTATGATTGCTGCACGTTGCGGAATGAGCGCAGAAGATGTATCAGCAAAGTTCTTTGACGAGGTCGATCACTGGATAAGTGCACAAGAAGCAGTTGAAATGAAACTTGCAGATGAAGTGTATGATATGCAGGATGACGGAGGTTCAGCACCAACAACTCATGAGGAGATATATCAATATTTCAATAACAGGTTGACAAATCAACCAAAAAACTATCAAAACATGGCATTAATAGACCAATTAAAGAGCATCCCATCATTTAGCAATATCAATGATGAGGCTGCAATTGTGAACAAAGTCAGAGAGTTAGCAAACAAGGCAACCAAGGTAGATGCTCTTGAAACAGCCAATGCTGAGTACAAACAGCAGCTTCAGTTATCTGAAGCAAAGGAACAGGAGGCTATCATTGATCAGGCGATTAGCGAAGGTCGTATTACCGCAGAACAGAAGGCACACTATGTTAAACTTATGGCGGCAGACCGTACTACTACAGAAGAACTCTTGAATAGCATCAAGCAGATGCCTAAGCCTCGTGCTGCTTCGTACATCAATCCAGATGGTACTGGTAGCGACAGTTTCACCAACAAAACTTGGGACGAACTTGACAAAGCAGGATGTCTTGATGACTTGAAGAGTCAGAACAAGGACCTTTTTGCAGCCAAGTTCAAGGAGAAGTTCGGTGTAGACTACCGCGAGTAAGAAATACAATACAAATTTAAAAGATAAGAAACTATGGCATTAAACAAAGAAATCTGGCAGTCAGACATTGTTGAGAACTTCTATCCTGACAATTCCTTTGCTTCTAAGAGTGTTGACGACTCTGTGTTTGTTGAGAACCGCAAGGTACACATTCCTAACGCTGGTGCTCCTTCAAACGTAGAGAGAAACCGCACACAGAAGCCAGCCACAACAAAACAGCGCACTGACAACGATCTTGAGTACGATATGGACGAGTTGACAAGTAAACAAGTTATCACTACAATTAACTTATTCACTTGTTTACTTATCAACCATAAGTGACCCACTTACGACTGAAAAGTGATAAGTTTACGCACTGAAAACGATAGAGTAATAGTTTGAAAGATACAGACTCACATATAGACACATATAAAATAGATAATAAAAAACGAATGATAGAATAAAAGAAGAAAAGCAAGTTTAGTTGCAAATCCCAAGTAATAGTAGAAGAGTTAAGGAACTAATTATACTGACAATATTATAAATCAAACATATATGAACAAAGAACGACTCAACCACAACTATCGTACAGTCCCTCCTAAAGAGGAACCTAAGGGGGCTTTCCGACTCCGTGCTTATGGGCGCACTGAGCTGGCTATGGCTTATAATCCGCATCTCTCGCCAGGTGCAGCGTGGCAGAAGCTCAGCTTGTGGATAAACCTCTATCCCGGCTTGTCCGAACAGCTTTCTGCAATCGGCTACACACCCCACCAGCGTGTCTTCACCCCACGACAAGTGGCGATGATTGTCGAGGCGTTGGGAGAACCATGAGAACTTTTGAAGACAATATTTTGGAGTATCTAAAAATAGTACTACCTTTGCGCCAGAAAACAGATGCACATTAGACTGCACCTTTACCAAAAGAACAAAAGAGGGCTTGCCTACGGGCGGTCCCTCGTTTTTGTTTTATAATACTATGTCTGAAAGCATAAAAAGTTGTATCTTTGCAAACAGAACACAAAAGAATAAAGCTATTACTTAATTTAAAATAAACAGCATAAGAAGAAATGTGATTAAGCAAGTTGGAACCACCTTTCACCATTCCGAACAAAGAAGTGAAACAGTTTGCGCTTATGGTACTTCATCTGTGAGGGAGAGTAAAGTTTCGCACCTTATGCAACCCCTTCTCTTCAATGTCGAAGAAAGGTAAATAATATAAAAAAAGATGTAGAATCATTTATTAAGAAAGGTGATGACGCTAATAGCAGCAATTATTGGGTGTTTTGTAACACTCTGTGCATTTGGTTCCAACCCATGTTTATTAGTGAGCCTTAAATTTTTAGGAAGTTGGATTGGTTTGACTAGTACAGCTAGTGATGTAATAAGTTCCTTAATTCAATAGGAATAACTCTCAAAGGTGTTGAAATTATTTCGACACCTTTTCGTATTATCGTGTCAGCAAGAAGAGTAAAAATAGTATCTTCCACGAATAGAACACACGCCTCGCTTAATGGCGATAATGGTTGAGTCATAGGACAAGTTCAGGATGAATAAGTGAGAGAAAAAGGTAATCCATAGATTTGTCATAACCAATTCAATATTTAAAACTTCAATGGAAAAATTTACGAGTATGAAATAAAATTGTTAAATTTGCCCTAAAAAAGAAACGTATGACAAAGCAACTTCCCTCTTTATTTGGGCAGAAACATTCCAGCCGTGATTACACGCAGAAGCGGAGTTGGGGAAAAAATATGTTTAATAGTTCGTTCCCTGCCTCTCTCATAGCCTATATGTATTCTCAGAATATTATGCCCGTCTATCTGAATATAGATCGCAACTGCAATGTAAAACATGGATATATAGCAGCTGATAAGCTCTTTTGCATAGATCCACTTTCGGACAGTGCTTATTATAATTATGAAGCTGAGTTTCCTTTTTATTCAACACTCTATACGGGACCGCGTGAGAAAATGGATCTCGTGATGATGAACAATGCTTCCAAAGAAGTTCTTTCAGGATTTGAAGTTAAGCTCACAGCTATGCCCGACAATACTACTGCGGGGAAAGGAGAAGAGGATTATAGTTGCGAGATTGTAGTACGTCCACCGACAATTTGGAACATCGCTTGTAGTATCTGTTCTGCCTATGACACAGTTAACAAGAGAGAAAAACTTCGTAAGTTCCTCAATCGTGTTCCTATGATTAATAATTGGGCAGAGGCAGATGAGGTGCTACCACATTTCGAGGATATTAAGCAAAGTATTCTTGATATTTGTTCTGACCTGTCAAGCAAACAGAAGCCGCTTGTCATTCAGCCTATATGGAAGACGGATGGCAAGAAGATGCGGCTAAAAGATGATTGTATGGATGTATTCGTGTGGTCGAATCTTGCTGTAATTCAGATGTGCATTAAGGATGAGCCTATTACGAAGATTGATCGTTTCGATCGTACTATTGTATGGATATTCCGCATGTTATTAGAATATGTTACTCATGGTCGGTTTGACTATAGACGTATTGTTCGCTTACAATCCTATCGACTTGCCAACGACAAAGCCTTCTCTATTCCTGGCAACCGTTCCTATCGTTTTTTGAAATCAGAAGAACAACGTCACCCCAGAATACAAAAGAAAGAAATTAAGAATATTATCCTTGGAGGGGGGCAGAACTTATTAAGTCCTGAAAGGAGGTTTGATGCAGTGTTAGTAAACAGTCCTGATTTATTTGAAGAATAACAGATGAGAGTAGTTGATTTATTTTGTGGTTGTGGAGGTCTGAGTCTTGGATTCCAGCAAGCTGGATACGACATTGTTGCAGCCTATGATAATTGGGATGCAGCCACAGATGTCTATCGTCTCAATTTTTCCCATCCTATTCATAAAGCCGACTTAATGGATGTTACCAATGCATCATCGAGCATTGTACAGTATGCACCAGAGATGATTGTAGGTGGTCCACCATGTCAAGACTATAGTTCGGCTGGTGGGCGTAATGAAGATGGTGGACGCGCTATATTGACTGTGCGCTTTGCAGAGATTGTTGCAGGTGTACGACCAGAGTGGTTCGTTATGGAAAACGTCTCCAACATCATGAAGTACAGTAAGGTCTTTGATGCTATGCAAATTTTCCATGAAGCAGGTTATGGATTGTCTTATCAAATACTTAATGCAGCCCTGTGTGGTGTTCCTCAACGACGCAAGCGTTTCTTTATGGTAGGACGGCTCGGAACAGGCGATGGCTTTTTAGATGAATACTTCATACGTCACCTTGCAGACAAGGAAATGACTATGCGTGACTATTTTGGAGACTCACTCGGTATAAACGCTTATTATCGTCATCCTCGCAGCTATGCCCGTCGTGGAGTATTCAGTGTAGATGAGCCGTCACCGACCGTAAGAGGGGTAAATCGTCCAATGCCTTCAGGTTATAAGATTCATCATAACGACCCCGTCAAGACGCTTAATGGGGTCCGCCCACTTACAACAATGGAACGGGCAGAAATACAGACTTTTCCTTCGGATTATCACTGGGCAGGGAATAAGACTTCTATCGAACAGATGGTCGGCAATGCCGTTCCCGTAAGACTGGCTGCTTATGTCGGTAATGCCATCAATGAATATATTATTGAAAATGGGAAAAACGCTGTCAAGCATGAAAGACAAGAGTTACCAATAACAGCACACAGACATGTTGCTGTTTAAGATACACCATATAGCCATAGGAGTCAACCCCTGCAAATAATACCTTTATTTGCGGGGGTTACTTTTTCTATAGCTATTCTATACTCTGCAAAAACATTAGAAGCCTACTATTTTTACAAATACTTTTCTATGCATAATCATTGCCAATTATCAGAAACCCCTTATTACCTTGCCTAATTGCAGACAACCTCCACTCACTCGCACGCCCTTCCTATCTTTGCAACGTGATCACAGAGAAAGCAAAATGTTTAACTAACAAGTAAAGAAAGGAACAACAACTATGATTCGTTACAAGATTTACGAGAACAAGAACAAGAAGAGTGCGGGCTATAAGAAGTTTTATGCACGTGCCGTAAGTGAAGAGACCATCGACCTACGCCAGCTTGCCGACTACATGGCTACACACAACGTACCCTTTTCAAGGGGTTGCATCTATGGTGTATTGCGCGATATGGTGGCTTGCATCAAGGAAATCATCATCGACGGAAAGAACGTCAAGATTGACGACCTCGCTATCTTCTCGGCTGGATTGCGCACACAGGGTGCAGCTTCTGTGGAAGACTTCCTGCCTGCAAAGAACATCAAGAGCGTAAAACTGCGTAGTCGGGCAACGGGAGTACTCCGTACGCCAAAGCTCACTGGCGATGCCAATGTGCGTGAGTTTGCACTCTACACCCTTGCCAAGAAAAAGAAGAAACAGAAGACAGGTGGAGGTGAGCATGTAGGACCTGAACCAGTAGGACCTGTTCCTTCAGGGGAAGGAACTATGTAAAAAAGAATGAGTAGATAAGTTGATGAGTAGGCAGGTTAATGGTCAAACAACTTGTCTACTCTTTTTTTTACTCATCAATCTGTACACCTTTCGTAAGGAGCTTAAAACGAAGTACTGGAGATGGACAGACAAACTGTGACTAATATAAAAATAACAACCAAAAGCATCGAAATAGATGCACAATATTAAACTTAAGCAATATGCAAAGAAACACGAAGGAATGGATACAATACGGCTCAGCCATATTTCTGCTTGCAAGTGGTGTGACAATGGCTTTTCTGAGTTTCTTCTTTAATGGAGGCGATGTTAAGGACAGCGTGCTGTGGTATGTGTCACAGACATTGGTTTATGCTGGTTCTATCTTCGGTGTGGGTATCTACATCCAGAGTAAATGGGGCGACGTGAGAAATTACATCGACCGAGTTGTCAACTCTAAGAACGGAAAGGAGGAAGAATGAGAACAATTGAATATATTGCGGTACACTGCACTGCAAGCCATCAGTCACAGACTATTGAGAGCCTACGACAGGAATTCCTCCGTAAAGGATGGGTTAATCCTGGATACCACTATGCCGTAGCACCAGATGGCAAGATTACCCAGCTACTTGATGAAGACAAGGTGAGCAATGGCGTGAAGGGGTTTAATTCCGTTTCTATCAATGTAGCATATATTGGTGGTATAGACAGAATGGGCAAGCCAGCAGACAACCGCACAGATGCACAGAAAGCAAGTCTTCGCACACTACTTAGTATGCTGCACAAGAAATATCCTGTAGCTGTAATTCAAGGCCATCGTGACTTTTCGCCTGACTTGAACCACGATGGAAGAATCACCTCAAACGAGTATATCAAGGCTTGCCCTTGTTTCGATGCAAAGACTGAGTACGCAAACATCTAACAACAACAATATGAAAACATTTAAAGTATTATTAGCAGTTATCCTTACTGCTTTCCTTTTCTCTGCATGCTCTCATAAGGTCTATGTACCTGTAGAGAGCATAAGCACCGACACGCTGCACGTTGTCAGTTACGACACCATAAGAGTTTCAGAACGTCTTGCGCCAGTATCATTGCAGTTGCCAGAGTATCACCAGGAGCGTGCAACGAAAGACTCTGTTTCAGTTTTGCAGAATGCCTTGTATCGCTCAACGGCAAGAATACATAACGGTATCCTCACACACATATTAGAAAGTCTGCCAGGAGCTAAGGTAGAAGGTCTTACAACAGTGCATGACACAATCCGAATAACGATACACGATAAGGATCATAAACAATATAAAGAGAAACCAAAGATTATTTACAAGGAAAAGAATTTGAGCTGGATTGAAAAACGTGCGATGGAAACAGGCTTTGTCGCATTCGGTGTCCTTGTGATGTTAGCTCTTTATTTCGTAATAAGATGGAAGTTGAAGTGAAAGATGGTCAGACCTTGGCTGACATAGCTATACAGGAGTATGGCTCGCTGGAAGCATTGCCAGCTCTGGCTGCTGCTAACGCTATTGGTATGACTGATACGTTAGAGGCTGGAAGCAGATTGCAACTTCCTGACGTAAGTTACAACCGATTAATACAACAGTATTGCAAGGCTAATGATGTATCTCCAGCGACAGAGAGAGGTATGACGGATGTCAAGTTAAGGGTATTCAGTGGTGAGTTCTCGCCACAGTTCAATTAAAGTAAACAAAATATGGCTCGTAGTATAGCAGAGATAAAACAAACAATGACAAATGCCTTTATGGCGGATGGTACAGTAAGAGAACGATACGGACTATCGGAGAGCGATACTTTTAGTGATAGTTTCTCTGTGGTTAGTATCGAGAATATTCTGTTTTACATCGTGGCTGCCTGTAGCCATGTACTGGAGGTTCTGTTCGACCAGTTCAAGGCAGATGTAGACGATAAAATCAGTCGTGCTGTAGTAGCAAGTGTACCTTGGTACTATAAGATTGCAAAAGAGTTCCAGTATGGTGATGCTTTAATCTTTAATGAGGCGACACAGCAATATGGCTATGAACAGGTATCTGAGAAGAAGCGACTTGTTAAATATGTTGCTGTACGCGATAGAGGAACTTCCGTAGAGATTCTTGCTTCTGCTGAAGCAGGAGGACAGCCGGCTATTCTTTCAGAAGATGTTTTAACAGCATTCAAACAGTATTTGAATCGTGTTAAAATAGCAGGTGTTGTGCTCTCTGTTCGCTCATTGCCTGCAGATAGAATAAGTATCAATGCAACTATACACGTCGACCCATTGGTGATTGACAGAACAGGTGTAAGAATAGCAGACGGTAGTTATGCTGTAGAGGATGCTGTGAACGCCTATGTCAGAAAGATTATCTATGGAGGCACTTTCAACAAGACGAAGTTGGTTGATGCTATACAGAATGTGGAAGGGGTGCAGGACGTGGAACTGCATATCTGTAAGTACAGCACGGATGGGACTATATATAAAGAAATCAGCGGTAATAATTACACCGCTGTTGGTGGAAGTTTTGTTACTGTGAATCTAAGAAATACATTGAACTATGTGGTATAAGTTAGATATCATCAAACTTGGCTTTCAGCTGTTACCTCCTATATTGAGAAGCAAGGTGCTCGTAGCACTACTCAAAGCGATGCTGCGTGGAATAAGGGATTTGTATAACCGGTTTTATAGTTACCGTTCTCACGTGTTGAATCGTCTCAACATAACGGCAGGTGTTCAGTATATAGAGAAGATCCTAAATGATGCCTTCTTTCTTTCAGAGCATCAAATTTACATCGTCTCTGCTGATCAGAGAGTACAGACTGTTTTACATTTCAAGAGTGAAGGTCTGACCCCTGTTTATGTGAGTGGTAATCCTCCGCTGTATGTCAGAGCGTATGATGATGTCCCTAAGCAGCCTTCTTTCATTGTCTATGTACCGTCATTCCTATGTACATCAATAGATGCTGCAGAAGACAAGTATGGAGGGCAGAATTTGACAACTATATTAAACCTATTGAATCATTATAAACCTGCGGGACGCTCTTTCCGCATAGAAATATACGAATATGAATAAGATGCTCTTTAGTGAGGGAGGACAACCTCTCTACATCGATGATCTCAAAACATTGCAGGAGAATCCAACCAATCAGATGTCTGCACTTCTTCAGGCTCTTGGTGCTAACACATCAGCCTTTCTGCTTGAACGCTTCCAAGGAGGGTTGAAGAAACTTAATGAAGAGGATAAGACTACTACTTTTCAAACTAAGAAGAACTGGTTGGTGCTTGATGGAATCATTTATGAGATAAAGGAAACTACACTGGTTGCTCATAGTTGGAATGATCCATTATATGTTGGTGTTAGAAAATCTCCTTCTGATGTACGCACATTTGAGGATGGCCAGGAACGTGCCTGTAGAGAAACTGCAGAGGCTTTTCTGACACTTGAGAAAACAGAAGGTGTCTTTGATGTCAGTGAACTGAAGACGCTCTTTGACCTTGTAGCTCCGATGGTCGTAGATAGACTTCCAGAAAGTGAATATCAGAATGTGGGATGGTTTCTGAAGAATGGTTACACGGGGCAAGCTCTAAGAAGAGTAGAATCTGGTTATACGCTTATAAAGGTAAATCTGCAAAGTGACAAGTCCGAATGGACTGATGGTCCTGGAGTTGTTTTTGAGTACCCAACAACACGTGCTGTTGTTCCGCCTATTATGTCAGGAGCTATTGTTGTCGGAGTAAGTCCGAATAATGATCAGACACAGATTGTTCATATACAGGTGCTATCTGGCAAAGGTAAACTCATTGGAAACTTAGGAGCATCCAGTCTCCCTTCTCCAGCGAGCTGTCCAATTAATACATATTTCATCATTCCAAAATAAACACAGTAATGGATACAATATACAGCCTGCTCAAACGAGCAAAGGAACTCAAAGAGAAGAGTCAAGTAGACAGCATTACGCCTGAAGAGGTTGGTAAGCTGCACGAGGATACATTAGCATACATAGCCTCATTGGAGCAGTCGACTGATGGACTTGGTGTCAGGAAAGTGTATCAGACAAAGAATGCTATGGAGGCTGATACAGCTCCAATCGGGACAAATGGGAAATCCCTGCGCTATGGGCAGTTAGTTGCCATCTATGATGATATACACGCCGACAGTCCTGAAAACGGAAACATCTACGTCTATCAGAAACCAGGATGGTTGCTGATAGGTAAGGTTGGTGATAAGGTTACTCTTCCTATTGTGCAGGAGGTTGGTAACAGCGAAAACTCGGTAATGTCGCAGAAAGCGGTGACAGATGCAATCAAAAAGGTGTCAGATAGTTCATATATAAACACCCCTTTGCAGGAAATTGGAAAATATAAAAATATTTTTCTTTCAACTGGTTTTCCAGAAAGAACTGCAGATGCAGATTTTACAACACTTGCTTTTGATTTGTCAGGATTCACTGGAAAATTAAATATAGAGTGTATTGGGAAAGCTAATAAATACGATGAATATTCTTTGATTAAAGATAGAAAGGTAAAGATGTTTGAGAGAATAAGTAAAGAAAATACGGAGATAGACATAAGCGATGTAGATTATTTATTCGTAGCAGGTTATAAAAAGACGTATAACGTAACATCTTTTGAGAAAACCACAGACAAGACTATAAGATCGCTGTCAAAAAACTTCGAAAATATCGTTGATTATCAAGAACACAAAGTCAATCACCTTTTGAAAGATATTGTTAAATACCCTGCAAGAAATGAATGGGGTAACGATTTTAGAGTTTCGGAAGTAAAAGGCTTAGAACTGTATTGTCATAACATAGATGTTATAGTTCTTTCCTCAAGAAACACAAAAACAAATAGTACAAAAGAAATAGGTTGTTATGTCGTTGTTGAAGGCGTGAACGTAATTGTTTTTGAAAAAAAAACTTATGCTTTCAAAAGATGAAAGATTATTTGTGTTTTCTATATGTGGAGGGTTAAAGGCTACAGACACAGGAGGTGTTGGTATGTACGAAGGTTCGCTGTTGCATCAAGGATGGGAAATTGCATACAATATTATTTCTGACGAAAAGAGAATAACGAATAAGCAAATTTACAATGATGTTGAGAGCTTAAAAAAGAATATTTCTAACTTAACTGGGAAAGTAATTGCAAAAGGCAAATGGCAGTCATTAGGCACTTCCATTACGTGGTATAACAATAATGTGAGTTCAAAATTCACAGCTGGCTATCAGACACGAGTGCAAGAGTATATCGCATTTGATAGTTTTATCAATGGAGGTGTAAATGGGGGTATGTTAAATACAGCGATACAACAAGTGCAAAGAGCAGATTATTACACTATTGAGCATGGGGTAAACGATTGGGGACATTCAACTCCCGTAGGCACGATAGATGATTATATATCAAATCAAAACAACGGAACATTTGCAGCAATTTATCGCAAGTTGATAGATACTATTTATATGAGAAATGGTGATGCAAAAATTATATTATGTACACCTCGAAGAGCGTATGGATTTAGCGGCTACCTCCCAGATGATAGTCTTGCAGAGAAAAATGGTATTCGCCTTTCTGATTATGCAGACCTTATAAAACAAATTGCAGCCAGAGAATCTTTTCCTGTGTGTGATTGGTTCTACGAAAGTGGCTGCAATCAGCGTAATCTTGCCGATCTATCAATTGATGTCGCTTTGCATCCTAATGATAGAGGGTATCAGCAGATGTCAAAATTACTTGTGGATACCTTTCTGAAGATTATATAGCCATAACAAATGCTCTTTTTTTTGGGGGGGGTAGAAAAGCCCCCAGCCTGTTAATAAGCAACGCCAATCACTTTTAACAATGTACGCCACAAGAGCGCGCCGGGGGCAAATATCCTCGCTCGCTCTTGTGGCGTTTTATTGTATAATAAAAGTGATTGGCTTTGCAAATTTACGAAATTTATTAGATATGAAGATAATTGAGATTGTAAAAATTAACAGGGAACTATTAAGAAACCTCCATATTGCAGGAGTTAGGTTAAATGATGCAAAATATATAGATCTATATACTGAATATAGACAAATGTTGGAAAATCATGAAAAAGTGTCTTACATAGTGGCAGTACTTGCCGTAAAATACGCTATAAGTGAACGTAAAGTATATGGCCTTATCAAGCGATTTCAAACTGACTGCAATTTGTTTGCAGTGTAAGCTGTATATACGTTTATGCTTGTGAAAGAAAAACTCACGACCTTTGCATCATTATGAAGAAAATATATTATTCTGCTCCGCTTCCATTCGTTGGACAAAAGCGGATGTTCGCAAAAGAATTTAAGAAGGTGTTAGAACAGTTCCCAGACGGAACTACATTTGTTGATTTATTCGGAGGTAGTGGCTTGTTGTCGCATATTACAAAGTCCGAGAAGCCACATTCTAAAGTCGTATATAATGACTTTGATGGATATAGGCTACGTTTGGAACACGTGTCACAGACTAATGAGCTACTCTCAGAGCTTAGAAAGATAGTTCGTGATTTGCCTAAGCATAAGCCTATCGTAGGAGAAGCACGTAAACGAATATTTGAGTGCTTAATTAAGTGTCAAGAGCGTTATGGATATCTGGATTTCATCACCATATCTTCTTCTCTCTTATTTTCGATGAAGTATTGTCTGAATATTGACGACATGAACAAGGAGACGTTGTATAACAATATTCGCTCTACTGATTATCCGCTTTGTGATGGCTATTTGGATGGTTTAACAATTGTTTCAACAGACTATAAACAAGTCTTTAATCAATATAAGGATACCCCAAATGTTGTATTCCTGGTTGATCCTCCTTACCTCAGTACTGAGGTTGGCACTTATAAAATGTATTGGAAACTTGCTGATTACCTCGATGTACTGTCAGTACTTGCTGGACATTCATTTGTTTACTTCACAAGCAATAAGTCGTCTATACTTGAACTCTGTGACTGGATAGGTCGAAATAAGCATATCGGTAATCCATTTGAGAAGTGTACTAAAGTAGAATTCAATGCTCGCATGAATTATAACTCAACTTATACAGATATGATGCTGTATAAGAATGCTGGTTAAATACTATTCAAATGCTGATAAAAAGATGAATAAATACTACAAGATTTTAGACAGAATCATTCATACAGGAAAGCAACAGTGTAACAAGAAAGGGGAAATTAGGTATCTGTTGAACGAACAGCTAACACTTACTCCTTCAGACTTACTCGACATCTTAGAAACTCACGGTATAGCACGTAAGAAGCTAAAGGATGAGCTACAACTGTTCATGAAAGGTGAAAGGCAGATTGAAAAGTATCGTAAGGCAGGTATTGCTTGGTGGGATTATTGTGGTTCAATTCTTGTCAATAGTTATCCTACCTATCTGGAGAAATTGCCTCCACTGATAGAGAAGATAAATCGTGAAAAGCGTAGCAGTAAAAATTATGTATTGTTCTTAGGCGAGACTGGTGCAGAAACTAATCAAGCACCCTGTCTTAGCCTTGTACAGTTTCAAATAGATGAAGGTGAACTTGTTATATCAGCCTTTCAGCGAAGTTCTGATGCAAATTTAGGTCTTCCAGCAGACATTTATCATCTTTACTTAATGTCAAGGCAAATATATTTCCCTTTAAAGTCTATAACGCTCAATCTTGCTAATGTCCATATATACAAAAACAATATAGAACCTACAAAAGAACTTCTCGGTGGTAATGAAGATATAAAGTTTGAACTCAACGTATAATCTAAAAGGTGGCAAAATCTTGCAAAATTATCCAAGTCTTGCAAGAATTTACCACCTTTTTAATGTTGTGTGCGTGTTGAGAATTGTTACTTTTCGTTTTGCATCAAAATATCACTTTTCGTTTTACAACGCACCTACTTTTCGTTTTGCCGGATTAATTGAGGAGAATGAACAAGTCTATAACTTATAAAATATATGGTTATAATAAGCTTTAATTATACCAATTAAATTGCTAATATATAGTGTTTTAACTTATCAACTTATTGCCCATTAAATAAGTAACTTGTCTACTCGTAAACTTGTCTTCTCGTCAACTTGCATTCTATACCAGTTCAACCTTCTCCATTTCCTGCTCTTTGTCGCAGTAATGACATTTAAGAATACCATGTTCCTTGTCGACAA